CTTGTTCTACCGCGCCGTCCCAGTTATTTTCGTTATCAGCATAGAATAAAGGTGTGCGACGGCCACCGTCGACAAAGTGGAGTGAACCGAAACGAATCATATTCTCAGGAGCTTGATAAATAGATTGTCCAGATTTGAAGTAAATACGACGAGTCACATTTGTAGTCGAACGCTTGAGCTTTGCCCGTAATTTAGTAAGCCCAGCATTGATGCCTCGGGCAATTGCAATAGTACCCTGAGCACTCTTGTCTTTCACGAGTGAATTGGAATCATCTTTTATTTCATCAAAAGTCATTACGAATGCTCCTTATAGCGGCTGTTTTGCTTCTGTACATCAGTATATTGTGTTTTCGCTTTAATATCTACACCATAACCCGTTTTAGGCTTGATATTATCAACAAGCTGTGTTGGTGCCTTACTTTCGTCGACGTATTGCTGAGGTGCCTTTGGAACGTCCTGATATTGGCTAAATGGTTTACGCTCGATTAAATACGAATCGAACGAGAACGACGCGTAAATTGGCTGGAACAATAGCGAGTCGAATGACATTGTTTTTGTATAACGCTTTGAAAGCAGTGAGTCAATCTGGCTGTTCAGTTGCACTTGAAGCTTAAGCATCGAATCGAATGATGTTTGACGCTGTTGCTCGCCTTTTAGTGCTGAATCGAAAGTACTAGCTTTATCATATACATTTTTAAGTAACGAGTCGATTGAGTGAACTGTGCTAATGATACTTTTTAGCGATGAATCAAAGCTGTGTAATTTATCGAACCTGAGGGTAAGGAACGAATCGAATGTGTGGTTGCGCAACAATTGAGCTCGAAGTAGTGAGTCAACCGTGTGGCTGGTGGCCAGTTGCTTTCGGAGTAATGAATCAAAGCTAACAGCTCTTATTGCCTCGATGTGCATTTGGGTATCAAAGGTGTTTGCTTTGGTCAGTCTTAGTGTTAATAATGAATCAAAAGAATGAGAAACTACTACCTGTTTCCTGAGCAGTGAATCGAAGTTGTGCATACTTTGATACACAGACATCGCCAGCAAGTACGAGTCGAATGAATGAGCCACGTCAACAGCCTTGCGTAATAGCCCGTCAAACGAGCTCTGGCGGTCGATAGTGGCTCGAAGCAAGGAATTGACCGTGTTGCTCACATCGACGGCCTTACGAAGCAAAGAATCGGTTGTATGGACGTTTATGCGTTGGGCTCTAAGCAATGAATCGACTGTATTTGTAGTATTTACTTGACCTCTTAACAGGGAATCGAAAGTACTAATAACAGTGAACTGCTTGCGCAACAACGAATCAACACTGTTAATAAGCGTGTATTGTTTGGCTAAAAGCGAGTCAAATGTATGCGCGCGTTCTTGGCTGAGAACGATTGGAATAGAACCGAGTCCACTATATTGCACACCAGCATAACCAGCACCCCAGCCACCAGGAAAAACAAAAGCATAGGTAGTTGCATCTGGTTGAGCTCTGAGGTTTGAATCGAAGCTATGGGGAGTAACAAAGCTACCTGTAGTAATCATTCGATACGATAAGTCATCAGCACTGGTTCCCATCCAGGAAGAACTAATATAAAAAGAAGCATTTTGACCAGGCACGTTATCAGCTACGGTACCTATCGCTAGGTTATTACTAATATCTCCACCAGCACTATAGCCGACCCAAAAAATATACCACCCAGCTGGCAAGGTCGCATTGTGAGTTAGCCGATAAGCACTAAGTGTCGTAGCAATGCTAGAGACAACGTATGAAGAGCCAGTAGAAATGGCCGCGCCATTAGGCCTACCATCGACCCCTGGGGTACCTTGCAAAGCAGATATGTAGGTTTGAAAAGAGCCTGGCGGGGAGCCGTTTCTTTGTAGCCAGACATCAAAGAATGATATTTTGTCTACACCATCGTGATAAAAGGTCTGGCCAGCAGCGTTAATACCAGCAGCGTGCATAATATACCCTGTTGTAGGGGTGGTGCCGTATGCTGGGTTAGAATATGCAATAGCCATAGTCGTTTACCTTACGACGTTGGCCGTCGTCCTACAGCGTACCAAAGTACGGTTAAGTTTGGAGTAAGAATACCCAGCAAGTTATTAGCTTGAAAAGTGAAACCTGTCTTAGTAATAGATTTGATAGATGGAGTTCCGAGCGTGCTTCCTAGAATACCACCCATCACGAATGGAACCTCAGCAAAAGCCTCTGGGAAAGTGACTGTTACGGTACCTCCAGTGCTTACTGCTGAACCAAAGAAGCTTTGCATATTCTTGCGCTCTTCGGTGTAATTTGTAGTGCCTGGAATAGTGAAATCATTCGGGTCGCCGCCCTGTCGCATACGGACTTGACCGCCCAACATTTCGTCTGCTGTAATTTTAGTTTCAGACATTATAATGTACCCTCCACCCAAAATGTAAATGACCAAAAAATATTACTAGCAAGCGTAGCACCAGACGGGGACCTTATAAATAATGTAGCTTGCGAATTAGTAACTGATTGCACCGAAAGATACTCGAAAGCAAAACCGCCTCCGTTATCATATATATTAGTCTGAGCGCTTGACGGTTTGTAGTTGTGTATTGTTGCGCCACACCCAATAACATTAGTAAATGTCTCACCAAACGGCACTGTAAAAGATTTGCCCGTACTTCCGTCACCCTGAACAGTACTCCATATAGTCTTACGGAATATCTTTTGTTGCCTAGAGTTTGTTTGTTGTTTAGCCATAATTTATCTCCTTATTGCTCCGCCAAGAATGAAATACTATTAAAGCCGACCCATTGACCATTGATAACAGTAACAGGCCCCGCTAATACTACTGTCCCCGATGCCGATATGTCTATCTCGCCAAATGCACTGCTGGCCGATACAGGTATACGAGTCTTCCAAAAAGGCCTAAACCCAGCTGGCAAAGTAAATATCAGTGCGTTTGTGGCGTTAGTATTAGTACCGCCGCTATTGTTTTTTGCCAGACCTTTTAGGTGAACATATCCAAAGGCATCTTTTTGATATTGAGGAAACCCGTACAAGTCGGTCGTTCCAGCATCGAAGGCTGTCCAGCCCGTAGCCAAGGTTGGCGTAACCCAAGAAGATGGTGCGGGTATTACAGAAGATGGTAATTTAGTACTACTATCAAGCACTGGAATAGTGTTGGCAATTGGTGTTGCACTAGCATTAAAACCATCAACTGTGTCGGCATTGCCAGTGACGGAGTTAGTCCACCAATAGCCCACAAGAACATTGTCGCCAGTTAGAGGCGCGTCGCTCATAGTAAAGACACCAGAACCAGGGCTTGTTTCTACATAATGAAGCTTGGGGTCTTGGAGTATACCGTTAATAAATACGTATAAAGTTCCACCAATATAGGAGCCTTTAGAAACCGTAAAGGTAGGGTTTACACCATTTATAGTACCTACTGGTGTTTCAAGCGGAATAGGGCTATTAGAGCCCGAAATCATCGCTTGTTGGCCAGTAATGCCAATTGCAATGAGTTTAGCACCCGCCGCTGGTGGTGTAGCGAATGTCACCGCATTACCAGCAGTGTTAAGCGTATAGTCATTGCCCGCGCCAGGTTGCATAAATGCACCGTTTTTAAAGAGCCACAGCATTGAATAAGACTGAGATAGGCCGAATGTCACAAGTACACCGTTAGGCGTCCCTGTGAGTATCTCGGGCTGGTTTATAGAGCTTGTGAACATATCTTCGGTCATAATACTGTTTGATAGAACCCAGCCAGCTGACCAGGTCATTGCGGTAGAGCCGCGTTGCGCACGAACGATTGTGAATGTATCTGTTGATATAGCTGTAACCTGTACGATTTCCCAGTTAGTGAAGTTCGGTAAAACGCCTGTTGGATAAGCAACAGCAAAGAACGGGCCTTTAGTTGTAGGGTTGTCAAACCGAGCGCCGTGACCACTTGAAAGTATGACCGTCGTACCCGAAGTGCCACTTGGTGGGGTTAATACTGTTCCGATTGCACCGTTCTTAATATTAGCCATTATTGAATAACCTCGTCGAATAGGCCGTCATCTACAAAATTATCACGAACAAGCGTTTGACCATCAGGCGCAATAGCCATAATGAAACCTTGCTTTTGTTCTGTTGTTTTTTTACCAACAATATGGAAAATAACAGAATGGTTTTGACCGACTGTTTGGAATGCTCGACGAGTCCACACAAGGCGCTCACCGTCGTTATCATCAAAGTACACAGCAAAACGAGGCTTTGTAAGGCCGTCTAGCACAGCGCTTTCGTCAAATAGCATAAAGGCCAACAGTTTGCTGCGGTCGATGTCAGAGTAGGCGTTTTTAGTGCCGTCGTCGTCTATTTGCTTGAGTGTGGTGTTGTCATTGTATTGAGCGAGCCACTTTAAATTTTGCATAGGATTGTATTCCTTTATTTAATTGCTTATGAACTAGTGTCGTCGTAACGGAATGTCACAGTCTCTTGCGGAGTTGCGCCCTGTGCGGCAGTCGTGCTAATGGCAGTTTGGAGGACAACAAAGTCACCCAAGTCACCAGTTGCGCTTGAGCTACCAGATACAGCTAACGGTGAACCAGAAGTGTAGGTGAATGCTGAGGCAGTGGCTCCAGCGAGTGTTGCATAGTTTGTGGTGTTTAGGATGTTTCCCGTAGTCCCAACCGTACCAGTAGCTTGAACGTATGATGTGGCAGTTGCGACGTTAGCGGCAACACCTGTACCAAGTGAGTTTGCACCATCGGTAAACCACTTGATATTGTTTACTGTACCGCCAGTGATAGCTGAGATAGCCAAACGAAAGGCAGCCCAGAATGAGTAATTAGTACCCGCTGCTGGAATAAGAATAGAATTGGCCGTGCCAGCTGTTGAGTGCGCATCCTCGGCGTTTAGGCGCGAGTTAATGCTTGTGACATTGGTTTTGGTAGGAGCACCGCTGGTACCTGTCCACCTGTTAATGATTACCGTTGCTGGCATTTAAAATACTCCTATATAGATTAAGTCGGGAAAACTCTTCTATATAGGAGTATAATGCTTATTTCTTAGTTTGTACAGGTGTTTTCTCTGGTGCTTTTTTAGCTCCAGGGAATGTTTCGGTAGCTGGCTTGTCGTCAGTCCCTTTTTCTGGCGACCCTACAGTAGTAGCTGGCTCGTCAGTATTGATTACTTTACCCTCGCTGTCGAATTCAAGCTTTGGGTTGAGTCTTGGGTCAAAATCAGGAATCTTGTCGATAGATTCGTCACTAGCGTCAGAATCATCAATTTGAGTTTGTAACTCAACTTCGCCAGTACCAGATAATTTACTGAGGTTTTCATCATTCGTCATATATTCAGGCAGTTGGTGAACCTCTTCTTTGTTAGCACCCTCAGGGCTCAAAGTTTGCTGTACGCTCTGTACGATGGCCTTGACCCACGGGTCGCTCATTTCGTATGTGCGCTTGTCCATTTCGTCACGACCCTCAATACGGCGGTAAATAAGGCTTACAATGTGTTTAACATACAAGTATGCGCGTGAGCCTGGAAGCTGGAATACTTGGCCAGCATTAACACGGAATGCCACACCACTATAGTAGAATGTGTAGGCAATCTTCGGCATAACAAACCCGTTCACCGTAGTACCATCAAAGATGTTTTTTACCACTACAAAGTCGTCAGGGCCAAACATCGCTTCATTGAAGTGGTCGCGCGCAATACCTTGAATACCGTCGCTAATAAGTTCTTGGTCGAGCTCACCCTCGGTTATGTTCATTAAGCTATTGGCTTTTTTGGCATCGGCGGCTTGTTTAGCCAGGCGTTCTTCTTCCATAAAAAATGTACTCCTCTTCTTCGTTATAAATCAAGAATATCACACCTAACCATAAATACAAACAGCCCCCTGTTGAGCCGAAGCTTTCCCAGGAGGGCCGTTTGCCGAAGAAGAGTGCGCTGGTATCTTATCCCGTGATACCAGCAAGACGAGCGTTTCGACGAGGCTTGTTGCTAATTACGTTACCAAGAGTAATTAGTTGGCCAATCATTGAGTAGCTATTGGTTGGTTTTTGGAAACCAGTCCATTGAATCGGTGCGAAGTTATCGACGCCGCTACCTGGCTCGTTTGCTGTTGATTGAACAGCTGATGGGCGCTTGACGTTCTCAAGGTCACCATCTGAAAGCCAGTAGAAGTTTTGGTGGTTTTCGTTAAGGAGGTAGAACTCACCAGTTGGCGCTAGGTCATCAGCAACAATTGGCACACCCTTGAAGAAGAGGGCTGTGTAACCAGTTGCTCCAGCCAATTCGCTTTCACTCTTAGCTGGCATATTACCAGTTGCAGTGATTTTTGGAAGTTCACGACTTTCAAATTGGGCAGCTGGTGCTGGGAACAATGCCTCGAAGCTATCCCAGATAAGCTCAGTAGTAATAGCGATGTTTGGTCGGCTCTTACTTGCTGATGCAGCACTGGCGTTACGAAGAGCGGCACGGAAGTTGCTCAAGGCAACTGTACCAACGGCTGTAGTAACTGAGGCGTTAAGGTAAGTATTTGATGCACGGACAAGGCCACCGTAAGACGAGACAGTAGTACCGTCATCAACAATAGCTTTCAAACCATCGAAGTTCTTACCAGAGTTACCTGTACCATCTCCGTAGAGAATAGTACCGAGGGAGTCAACCATCGAGTTTTGAGCTGCTTCCATTTGTACAGCAACAAGACGAGCTTGCTGTGCAGGGGTAGAGTTCACAGCCTTTTCAATACCATCAATGCTTACGTTTTGGTAGTAAGCCTTAGGGTAGAAACGCATTTTCTTAGTGTTAGCTTCAAGGCCAGTAGTGAATGTATCACCAACGCCGAATGAACCACCGTTAGCGTTCTTAGCGCTAAGGATTGGAATCACCATTGATTCACCGTTCCACTTTTTATAGTTATTAAGCAAACGAGCTGTGAGCACGTTGCTGTCAAGAATCTGGTCGATGACACCAGGAATGATTTCATCTTGTGTGATTGCTACAACTCGGTCGTTTAACATTTGATTTATACCCCTTATAAATAAAAAAGCGCCCTGTCGATAATTATTGAGCCGACGGGCTTCTGTACTAATAGTATGTAAACAGTATCATAATGTCAACAACATTTTTTCCATAAAAATAACCCCCAGATACCGAGGGGTTATTTAACACTAAGTTTCTCAACACTTGGAGCGTGGCCCAGGGCATACACCCCCACACGGGCCACGAATCTATTCTAACCGAGAATGTTTTCAAAGTCTATATCAGTAACCGATTGTCCTTTGCGGTAGGCTTTAGGGCCAGTAGCAGGAGGAGTGGCGTTATTACCGCCTCGGCCAGTGATTACAGCGTTGCCAGCGGCACGTTTCGCGTCAGCAGCAGCAGCGGCAGCATTCTTAGCATCCTCTGCGGCCTTTGGTTGATACAAACTACGGAAACCGTGGTCAAAGCTCTGAATAGGGTTTTGAGGGTGTTCCTTGTTATAGTTGTTAATCATATTCCAAGTTTCACCGACAACCTTACCAGCCTCGCTGTTCGGGTCTAGTGGTTTGGTAGTGTCGAACTTAGGCATAAGGCCTTGTTCGCCAAGTTTCTCCATTTCACCAACCCAAGCATCGAGTTTAGCGTTTTCGGCTTCTTGAAGCTTGCCGTTTTCAATGTCGGCGTTGCGCTGTGCAAAACCATCACGGTTAGCAGTAGTTTGAAGCATTGCTGGCAAGGTTACGTTCTTATAGTAATCAGCGGCACTTTCACCAGCCTCAGGGTCACGTATTTCACCAATTGGCTTAATTCCGTAACGTGGGTCTTCGACAGCATTGAAGTACTGGTCGACATCATTAACGTCAACTGGTTCGTTTACATCAGCTGGAAGCTGTGATTTGTTCGGGTCGTCAGCAGGGGGCGCATTTGGGTCTTGTACTGGAGCCTTTGGTGTGCCGTCTTCGTTAAGGCCTTTGGCAAGGTTTTCTTGCTTAAGCGCCTCGGCGTCATCCTCAGCCTTTTTGGCAGCTTCCGCATCGGCAGCCGCTTTTTCCTCAGCTTCCGCTTCATCGAGTAACGCATTCATATCAAGGTCAGTTGGTGAT